AGGGTGTTATTGTTTTCTAAGGAGGAAACTATGATTAAATTTATCGAAAGAAACAAAGAGATCATTAGCACACTCAGTATCGTAGCACTAGTAACGGTTATGTCTAACTCTGCTAATGCTATTTCAGATCTTGATACGAAGAACAATCTTAGCCTGGAACAGGCTCAGACATCGGAAACCGCCTCGAAAGAGGTTTTTTTGGTTTCTAAGGCAAAAAAACTAGAGAGTTTTGAGAACAAGGTTTCTCTGACTGATTTGGAACTAAAGGAACTACTTTCGCTGGTAGGCTTTAAGGGTAAAGACCTTATTGTTGCTTGGGCTGTTGCTAAAAAGGAATCTAATGGGCGACCTTTAGCCTTTAATGGCAATCACAAGACTGGTGACTCATCCTATGGAATGTTTCAGATCAACATGATTGATGCCCTTGGTCCTGATCGTAGAACCAAGTTTGATCTTGACTCTAATGCTGAACTCTTCAATCCCGTCAAAAATGCGGAGATTGCATACTATATGACAAATGGTGGAGAAGATTGGTCCTCATGGAAGGGCATTACTCCAAGAACCAAATTTTGGATGAGCAAATTTCCTAAGTAAAATATAATAACTAAAAGCACCTATGGTATAAACTGTAGGTGCTTTTTAGTTTCTTAGAATAAGATTAATCGCTGCTCTTGGGGCTTTAAAGGTTTCAACTTCGTGTGTTAGGTTTTTGGGGATAAAAACAAAGTCACCTTCTACAAGATGATACTCGTTTTCTAAATTCTCTCCTGTACGCCATATCATTTCACCTTTGACAACCCATTGGAACTGATCTACATAATCACTATGCTTGCTTCCAACTACCCCTTTATTTTTCATTAAAGAAATTAATCCAAAGTTGCCAGTGTATATGTCACCACCATATTCAGAAAGTCCCCACTTGGTTACTGGCTCTAATTCAGGAATAATTGACATGTAAGTGTCTAATGGGTCATAAAGTTGAAAAGCAAGCCTTGACCAAAATCTGCATTTTAGTCTCATATCTAAGTACTCATCTTGAAGATTTGAGTTGGAAAGATATGATCTATCTGGAAATTTTTCTAAGTCTTCATCTACATATTGTGAAACAATTGAGATTAAAGTCTCCCATGATGGCCTGTTTGGGAAAACACCTTTGAATATATGGATTCTGTTTTCATCACGGGCCTTTTGCACAAGTTCCATATCTATTACTGGCAAGTTTGACATTTTGTTTACTCCTTTATTTTCTTTAATTGCTTTTTCAATTTTTTCTAAAGAATCTTCTAGTGAAAGATTTTGAATATTTATATATTCATGATCAGTACCAGAATATTCTGCAAATTCTTTATAATGGTATTTGTATCCTACTGATGATAAAATTTCAAAAACTTTTGTATTTCTATCACACCAGAAAGCATTAAACAATCCTGTTCCAGAAATGCTTGCAATTACCTTTGCAGAACTAAACATTTTTATTTGTTCAAATAAAGTGTAATCTTCTGCATAAACAATTGTATATCCATTTTTTTCAAACAGACTTTGAATTTCTGCCTCTTGTGGGGTAGATCTAGCCTTTGCCCATATAAACCTTTGTCTTTCTTCATCCGACAAAGACTCCTTATTTGAATAATACTCTATTTCTTTTTCATAACTTCTATTATATCTTTCTCTTGAAATAAAAAACTTTTCTGTTTTATTAGAACTAACTAAATTATTAAAACTTTTTTTAAGCATATCTATTGCTAAATAATTATACTTAAAATATTTGCTATGTCCACAAGGCTCTGTTCCAATGTAGCAATCACAAAATGGAAAATAATGAGAACTTCTTGTTGCTCCATTGTTTGTATAAAATTCTTCTGGAATTGTGTTGTTCATATCAAAAAATAAAACAACCTTTTCAAAAGAATAGTTACCAATTGAAATATTAAAGATTCTTGTATGCTTGTACCCAAGGGAGTCCATCTGATCTATAGTTACTTTATTTTCTTTAAAGTAGTGTCCTTGAAATCCATTTTCATAAAAAAATGGTTTTATATCATTATACTTTAACTGTAAAATTTTAAATTGTGCATAAACATCCATCAAAGAATGACCGTATGCAGAATATGTTGGGAATAAGTAAGTTTCTCCAGGAATATGAGTTACTGGACCATCATCATTTTTTATAGAAAAATTATTAATGCATATAGTATCAAAATCATAATCTAAAAAGTTTTCCTGGGTAATTGAACTACACGAGAGTCTATCTATCATCCTTTAATTACTCCTATATGCTCTACAAGATTTTGATCATCTATCTTGCCCAATGTTGCATTTTTTATATTTGGGTCAGAAAATATTTTATAGGTTAATGCTAATTCTGGGTTATTGTCTAAATCTTTTTCAATGTAGCAAATATCTTTTCTGTATATGCTTGGGCCAAAAGTAAAATAAGATCTGTGCTCTACCCATGAATCTTGTTCATTATTCTTTTCTGTAAGTTTAAATCCATTTTTTTCACAATGTCTCAATACGCTGCCAGAATCTTCTTCATCTTTTGTCCATGGCTGACGAATAAAGTGAACCTGGCATATATTGTTGTCTGAGTCAAGGATATCCACAACATTTTTAATATTAATTTCATTTAAAAGCACATAGTCGTCTTCTGTGTGTAAGATATAATCACAATCTATAGTTTTTGCAATATCATAAAAGTATTCATATGCTTTTTTTATTCCACTATCCCAGGTTTTTCCTAAAACAAATTCTTCTCCTAAAGAAAAAATTTTAGCATTTTTATATGTTTTAGATAGCCAGTCAGAGTATTCTTTATTTCCAGATGTATCTATTATTATTTCTTCTGAAATGTCTCCAACAACAAGCCTATACCAAGATTCTCTAGATTTTTCCAAATAGTCTTTTCTTCCACTGGTTAGAGTTATCCATGCAACTTTCATGTTAGCCAACTTACAACTGCGTACCTTGTTCCTTCTATTACTGGAAGTACTGAATGATTATATACATAGTTTGATGGGAACAACAACAGTTCATTTGCTTTTGGCTTATAAGTTATATTGAATCTTGGGAAAGATATTTCACCACCAGTATAGTCATCATTTATATAATAAACCCAAGATAGCCTTCTATGATAATCTTTGTGGTCATCAATATGGTTTGTAAACTTTTGCCCTTTGCCATATTTTAAAATACTGTATCCATCATGCCAGGTTGTGCTTAACTGATATTCTGACTTATAGTCAAATTCTACGGGCTTAAATGCTGAAACAAATATGTTTGACAAACTTGCTGAGAATGCTTCTGACAAATTTGAATAATTTTCAATAATGTCATCATTGTATTTTACATTTATAATCATAGTATCTCTATAGTTAGTATCTATTACAGACTCATCATCTTTTCTTATTTGTGAAGGTATCCACTCTAAACCAGCACTAATTATTCCTTCTTCTATATCATTTACTAAAGTATTAGATTCTGGAATAACATCAGAGTATACTACTATTCCTGGTGCAAGAGTTTTTTTGTTCATTACCATTTTCCTAATGGACATTCTGCTAATTTTAATTTAGTTTTTGCAGCCATAAAACATCCGCATTTTTTGCACTGCTTTGTTAACTTAATAAGTTCTGGACAGACCTGGCATATGCTATATCTTTCTGTTGACAAAGACTCATCAGCCCATTCAGTGTTAGGATTAATAAGATCCCAAGGTTTTGTTTCTCCAAGGTTTTCTTTATATTTTTGCCAAGCAGATTTTTCCGACATTTTTTCTTCTTTCTATCATGAACTACTTAAAGTATATCATATTGTACCAATAAACAATATTATAGACAATTTTGCGGAGTTGAGAATGATCCACCAGTAAATGATGATCCCATTGCTAAACATTCAGCAGTAAGGTCTGCAGCAGATGCGCCGCTAACTGAAGTTCCATCATTACAGCATCCGTATACCGTTGTTGGCTCTGGTGTAACAACTCCTGGTGTAACTGGTGTTACTGGGGT